ATTGATGTCGAAACCTTTCGACAAGAAAGTTTATTTTAAACAAGGAGAAAAACTATGGAACCAATAGTAATAAAAAACTTACGGCTTGATGTGATAGCAACCTATGACACATTCGAGCAAGAGTGGTTTAATTGTGCTGTAACAGCTAGTGCGTTACAAAACGAGAAGACCATGATTGAGTATGTAAAAGAGCAATTAGAACACCCTGAAGACTTAGTGAAGTTATCACTTTGTTGGGAATACAAGGGGGATTCTGATAGTGAGCAAAAACAAATCATGGCTATACCTGTGATTAAAGAGAGCATTAGTAAAAATGCGAAGTATTTTTTTGAACCTGAGTTAGAGAGGATTGATTATGTCAAATATTAACTTTGAACTACAACAACCTAACCACATTGTGTCGCTAGCTACGTCTAGTGTCTTGGTATCTGTTGATGTCAACGTTTGGACTGCAACCAAACAAGACAAGCAAATATCAGATGAGGTTACCACCATGAAAAATGCAGAGACAGGCACGGGTAAATTTACCAAGTATCTGTTCGCACATAATCCGAAGCACCATAGGATAGTGAAGCTACGCCAGTTGATTTATAAATGGCTCAAGACTTCAACGTATCGTTGGAATGACGGACAAGACTTACTACCCACCATTGACCTTGAGAAATTTAAAAAGGAATACCATGAATATGAGAGTGAGTTTTATACTGCCGTCGAAGACTTCTTGACAAACTACCAGAACCTAGTGTCTGACATGAAGTTTAAGCAAGGCGATATGTTTGATGAAGCTGACTATCCTGATGTCGAAACGCTTCGACAAAAATTCAGTATACAGTTGTTTGTATCTGAGGTTCCAAGTCATGACTTTAGATGTTCTGTATCACAGGATATTGCTGATGACTTAAGGAATCAATATCAAGACCAAGCCAATTCTATCGTGAACAACGTTATATCTGAGCAAGTCGATAGGATTACTGATGTCATGGAAAGTATTTCACATTGTTGTGGAGTAATCGAAGGCACGGATAAAGAGGGTAATCCGACCTTTAAGAAACGTGCAATTTATGACACCACTGTTAATCGTGCGAAAGCATTGGTCAACACAATCAAGAACTTTAAGTTGATTGAAAGTGAGCAGTCTAACAAATTGCAGGAAGCAAGTGAGCGTTTGGAAAAGACTTTGAGTGGAGTATCGACTGAACTGTTGAGAGACAGTGACGCTGTGCGTTCAAAAGTAAAGACCGAACTTGATGATATATTATCTAAATTTAATTAGGAGAAAAACTATGCAAACAGTAACCATTGAGGAACTACGAAAAGTAATACCTACCATTGGAGAAACTATAACACCAATAATACAGAGTGAGCCGGGTTGCGGTAAAACTTCGTTACTAGGTATGCTACGAGATGACTTAGGTGAGAAGTATGACTACATTTATGTTGATTGTCCTGTGAAAGATATGTCAGATATTGCTATGACTATCCCTAACCATAACACTAAAACACTTGAGAACTATGTCGGCTCATTGTTTAAACTTGATAGCGATAAACCTAAAGTGATATTGCTCGACGAGTTTATGAAATCACCAAAGCTATTGCAAGTGTTATTCACTCGGCTCATGCTTGAGAGAATGGTAGGTGATACACCTCTGCCTAAAGGCTCGATAGTCTTTGGAACTTCTAACAACCAATCAGACGGAGTTGGTGACACTATGTTAGCTCATGCTGGTAACAGAGTTTGTATCATGCGAATGGAAAAGCCTGATGTTAATTCATGGCTCGCTTGGGCTACTAATAATAATGTTGCACCATTGGTTCGTGCCTTTGTGCATACGTTCCCACGATGTCTTGCGAGTTATCTTGATAGTAACCAAGAGGATAATCCATATATCTTCCAACCAAAGAAACCGCAGTTATCTTTTGTCAGTCCTCGTTCACTCGCTAAATCCAGTGTGATTGTCGAGAACCGTGACGCTCTTGGTGAAAATGCTACTATGGCAGCCCTGAGTGGCACAATCGGTGAGAGTGCAAGTGCTGACATGAGTGCGTTCTTAAGATTAGAAAAAGAACTACCAACCTTTCAGAGTATCATTGATAGTCCTGAGACTGCTCTTGTGCCTGACAGTATTTCTGCTCAGTTGATGTTGATGTTTCAAGCGGTGGATAAAATGGAGACACAATCCATGCTAACCGCCTTCATGAAGTATCTCAAACGTATCTCAAGTGATGAACTGCAAGCCGTGTTCTTTACCATGATGTGTAGAAGTAAGAAAGCAATTAAACTTGCTCGTTCTAATCCTGAGATTACTGATTGGGCTACTAAAAATCACGAACTATTCTAGGAGATAAATATGACACCTGAATTGAGACTTAAAAAGGCTCATATCTCACTCATGAAACACCCTGAGACTGCGTTATACAGTGGTGTAATCATGATGGGCAAGTCAGAAGTTGTTGATGATTGTCCTACGGCATACACCAATGGCTTTGATAAAAGATATGGGCGTAAGTTTATTGAAAAGCTAAGCGACCCGGAATTACGGGCTCTTGTGTTACACGAGAACTTACACGTGGCTTTGAATCACTGTGGTCGTTTTCGCAAAGAGTTTAAACAAAATCCTCAGTTGATGAATGTCTGTGCAGACTATGTTGTTAATGACATTATTGTCAACCTACAAGACGAGGGGTTTTGTGTGCTACCTCAAGGTGGACTGTATGAGGAAAAGTATCATAATTGGTCAGTCAATGAGATACTCAAAGACCTCAAGCAGAACATGTCGAAACCTAACGACATGAGTAACGCAAGCGGTAATGGCGACACTGTGGAAGAGTCCAGCGAGGGTGGCGATTCGTATGGTGGTTTAAAACCTCTTGACGAGCATGACTTTAGTGAGATGGCAAATACCCCTCAAGACGCTAAAGAACTTACAACCAAGATTGAGAACGCTTTGAAAGAGGGCAGTATCATGGCGGGCAGATTGGGAGTTAAGTTGCCACGAGCAATCGACGAGATGTTTGAACCTAAAGTTGATTGGCGGAATGTGTTGAGAGACTTTATACAATCATCTGTTCGAGGCAACGATGAATATACATGGCGTAAGTTTAACAAACGCTTAGTGGCAAACGACCTGTATATGCCGTCCTCTGAGAATGAAAGCATGGGTGAGTTGGTAGTTGCAATCGACACCTCTGGCTCAATCGGTAGTAAAGAGTTGAATGAGTTTGCAACCGAGTTGGTATCTATCTGTGACACAGTAACACCTGAAGCTATTCGTGTAGTGTGGTGGGATTATGATGTGCATGGTGAACAGATGTTTGACCGAGATACTTATGCAAACATTAAATCGCTACTTAAACCGCAGGGCGGGGGTGGCACTCGTGTATCGTGTGTGAGTGAATACATTACTAGGGAAGATATTAAAGCCGAAGCAGTCCTTGTGTTCACTGACGGATATGTTGAACACAATATTGATTGGCAAGTATCTGCACCGAGTTTGTTTATGGTAACTGAAAACAAAAACTTTAATGCCCCGTCCGGGTCGCAAGTTGTCTTTGTTGACAGTGTGTAATTTAAATTATGTCGAAACCCTTCGACAAGGAGAAAAACTATGAGTAAAGTAATAGAGTTAAAAAGAGAGTTTATTGTTTATATTAAACAAGAGTATGAACCTAAAATAGTCAGAGCGGTTGACCGTGATGACGCTATCAACCAAGTAGAAAACAACATGAGTTGGGGCGAACCCATTGGTGTTGAAATTACTGCGGAGGAAAATTGAAATGGATAGAAAATTTCTAATCATAGTTGAGGATTGTATTGACACAAGCACCGATTGTCTTGACCAAGTCGTTGAGGCATTAGACGAGTTTGGAATAATCGGTATCGTTCACGAAGTAACTGAGGAGAAACACTAATGAAAGTAATAGACGGAGTAAGTTATGGCGATATGTTCTTAGGTGTAGTCATGGGCATATTAATTGGGTGGGGGGTAACATATCTGTGGCAAGAGTTAGAGCCGTTGATTAAACCGCTGTCACCTGATTACATTTGCCAAAAAGGTATAGCTTTTCAAGCCACTGAGTATGGTAGTAATATTTATTTAAAGACAGGGCAAGCCTGTGTTGATACAACCTTTGGGAGTGAAATGAAATGATTAATTCATATATTGAAGACGGTATTAAAAGCGACAGTTACAGTATTGCAAACCCAAGTCAAGCATCCCAGTTGGGCAGTGTTTTGGAAGAGCATGAAGTTTATCCACTGATACAAGAGTTGAATCATACCTATGGATTTAAAGTTTGTGATGAGGTTCGTATAAGAAAATCTATGTGGAACAACAAAGCAAATTACAGTTTTAGCAACGTAGAAGAAACTGACGAAACAATTAGTGGATACCTGCTAACTTTAAATAGTTTACCACGAGCGTATGTTTTCTATAATAAGAATGGATACAACATGGTTTGTGATTATCAGATTAAAGATAGAGGTGCGGATACTTGGGAACGTCATACCATATCAAGTAAAAAAATATCTCAGATTATTAAAACACTTGTTAAGAAAAAGTATGTTGCCACTATTGATGACGTCGGACGAGGGCGTATTAATTTATCACATTTGAAATCGGCATATATAGTTGACGGTAAAAGCATTAGAGTTTGGGAAAGTGATTTATCTAATCATGCTTACGAACTGCAACGTCATGGTAATACTCATTATATTGAATCGCTCATTAGATTACACTATGGTAATAAAGCACCCGTATCTCATGAGGCTAATCAATTCTTTACGGACTATGTTGACAAATATAATAAACTGTTGCATTATAAACAATCTGCCGAAGAAGAAGTTATGTCGGAGTTTCAGAGAGGATATACTTGTATTGGTATAAGTATGCACCAAAAACACAGTCCATATTATATAGGTGAACTTGACATGGTTTATAGTAATGATAGAGATTCACATGACGGTAAAGCGTTTGTATTAAAGAACACACGCTGTGTCAGTCTTATAGAAGACTTACCGTTTCATGATAAAATAATTTCTCTACTCACAATGTTAAAACTTCGTAATGAAGACCTTACACAAACCAATACAATATTAAGAGATTATTGGCGAAAGTCTCATGACTATTGGGACGAAGATTTGGGTATTGCATTTTACAATTATGATAGTAATACAATATCCGCTAGTCCGTTTGATATTTATTGGTTGCTACTTCCAATAAGAGAGGAGAAAGTTGCTACGTAACGAACAAGTCCAACACTCACCTCTTTTAATCCTACCTAAAAATGGCGAGACGTTATACATGGTTTTGGCTCAAGTCAATCGTGTCGAAGCGTCTCGACATTCCTTATATAAATTCTATATTGGCACAAATCTAACTCGGCGTTTTCATTGCGATAGTCTTCCGCCGTTTATCCGTAACAAATTTTCTTTTATTCATGCACGAGACCAAGAGTATAAATTAATTCCTGATGAAGATTTATATGAACTTGACTGCTATCGTTGGCAACAATATACCTATGACAATCCTGAATATAAATATATTGGTTGGCAGATGTCTGATACTATATATGTTATTGTATTAACGTTAGATGAATTAAAAAAGTTACAAGGTAGAGAATGACACCTGAGAAAAAAATAAAAGAAAAAGTCAAGATTGTTTTAAAAAAATTAAACTGTTATTATTGCATGCCCGCCACAGGTGGTTATGGTGCAAGCGGCGTGCCTGATTTTATTGTATGTTATGAAAGTCTATTCATTGGTATTGAGTGCAAAGCCAATGGAAACAAACCTACCGCACTTCAACAAAAACATCTCGCTGATATTTCAATCGCGGGGGGTAAAGCATTAGTTGTTGACGAATCAAATATAGATATGCTAGAGTATTTAATCACAGGTAAACAATGATTCAATTATGAAAAAAGATAATGTTAAACACCCGTCACATTATACTCAAGGTAACGTTGAGTGTATTGACGCAATCGAATCAGCTACAACCAATCTTGTAGGTATCATAGCAGTCTGCGTAGCTAACGTCATTAAGTATGTATGGAGGTTTGCTTTAAAAAATGGTGCAGAAGATTTAGATAAAGCTGATTTTTATTTACAAAAACTTAGACAGAAAGTGAGAAAAAAACAATGAGTCAAGATTTGTTTAGACGAGTTAGAAGTTTGTTGCAAGACCACGTTCGACTTCTTAATCAACATAGCCTAGGGGATACTCACGTAGAGGAAGCCGAGGGTATCATTGATGAGATTAATATTTTGTTGCAGTCAGACGAAGTTAAAAATATTGAACATCAGATTGATGAGGCAGAACGTAAACTCATTAGTGAAGACCTCGCTAATGAAATTATTAATGGAAAGTATTGCGTCGGTGGAAACTGCGAAGATTAATTTCACGTGCGTAACC